TGGGATGTAACCAGTACAAGTCCATGGATTCAATATACAGTTTCAAGTGAATTTCCTGACCGGATCATTTCTGGTACGTGAATCCATGGTGTTTATTTCCCTCCCGTGAAGGAGGGATGAATAGCATCCAACGTCCCCCATCTTATGCATTTGCGTAGATGGACTCGGACTGTGGAAATACAAGGAAGGGCTCCGATCCCTAATGGGATTCTCGGAGAGGGTGAAAACGATGGGAAAGCAATTGACGGCAAAAGATTTGAATCTGGACGACGAGTACGAGGAAGAAGTGGATCCCGAGACTGGCAAGGGCCCCGGTGAGGATTCGTCCGAAGCCAAGTTTAAGGGAAGTCCCGAGCACGGAGCAATAGGCGCAGAAGCGGTTGAAAAGCAAGTGGAAGAGCAAAAGGCAAGGCAGAAAAAGGCTGAGGAGGACAGAGCGGCAGAAGAATTAGAGAAGGTCGAAGGCAAGAAAGAGGGCGAAGAAGAGGCCCTTCAGTACAAAGACCAAATAGCCGCCGAGAAGGCTGTTAAAGAAGCCAAAAAGAAGATGACGGAGGCTACCACGAAGGCTAAGAAGCTCGAAACTGTGGTTTCAGATCTTCAAAAGCGCGTGGACGAAGCCGCCAAGGTAGCACCCATTACAGCCCCTGCCGAGAACCCATGGAATGTGAAACGCCAGAAGGTTGCCGATGACACCATTGCCAAGGCCGCAGCCATTCCATCTCCCGTACCGCCACAGGATCGAGACGATCCGGAGTTCGATGTCAAATGGGCCGAGTACCAGAAGAAGATGCAGGAATATAACGGAAAGGTAGCTAAAGTCTGGGCCGATGCACAGGCCGAGGTTGCCACCCTCGCATTCGAGGAGCATGAAGAAGCCAAGAGAAATAAGGAGGCCGTTATATCCGCTGTTGATATCGCTCTGGAAGAGGCCGAATTGATTTCTGATCGGACCCCCCCGAAGGAGAAGGAAAGTATCCTACGGCTATTTTGGTCCTTATCGGTGGACGTCTCAAAATCACTTCCCATGGAGGACCAGATCAAAGAGACCGCCAAATTATGCAAAGACTTCGTTGATGAACTCAGAGGCAAGGAAAGGGAACGTGCCCGTAAGGAAAAGGTGAATCAAGAAGATCTCGAAGTCCTTGGGCGCGGTTCGAAAGTAACAACCAAAAAAGAACCGGAGGCCTCTCATACGATGGGCGATGCTCAACGAGCAGCCCTGGAAAGGAGGAAACTCCGTCACTCACCATAAGGAGGGATAAACCATGGCAGATTTCACTTGGGAGTTTAGTGCTCCCACAGGCGTATACAAAAATAACAGTTTGAGTGCGAAGCTCCGGGAACAGTCTATTGTCGAGTCCAAGTTCATGGACTTCGTCAGGACCGAACCTGGTTTTGGCAAGAAGCGTGGCGAAAGTCAGACCATTACCCGGGCCGATCTTCTGACCCAACCTACCAGTGCCGCTCTTAGTGAGCACGACCGGATTCCCGTGGATGACTTTGCTCTGTCCACCACGGCGATTACCGTTGGAGAGTATGGCCGTGCGGTGACGTTTAGCCACATGAGCCAGTTGCTTAGTAAATTTGATCCGCAGGACCCGATTCAGAAGGCTCTTAGAAAGCAGATGACCAAGGCCCTGGATCGACTTGCGGCAACGGTTATGAAGACCACCTATTTGGCCTACATTCCGACATCGTTGACAGGTGGAGCTTTCGATGAATCTCCGCTGACCATCACGGATGTGGCCCTTGTGAACCTGAATATCGCCCACCTTGGGGCCATCAGGGATGCCTTTGCATCCACCTATATCGTCGATCCTTATGAAGGTGACGATTATATCGGGTTACTCAGCACAAAGGCAATGAGGGGCATTAAGAACGATGACGACTTCGAGACCTGGAAACAATATCTCCGTGAAGGCGATACCCTTCACAACTCCGAGGTCGGAAAAGTCGAGAGTATCCGGTGCATCGAGATCAAGGACACCACCTGCCTTTCTGGTACCAAAGGAACCGGATCGGTTCTTGGCGAGGGGATCATCTTCGGAGACGACTTCTGCGCCATGATCGAGGCCGAGACACCAGAGGTTAGGGTGCAGGTCAACTTCGGGCAGGATCACGGAAGAGTTAATTCAGCGGCCTGGTACGGAGTGGTCGGGTTAGGGTTGGTATGGCCGACTACGGCGGCAGCAGGTAAGGTCAAGGGTTGCTGGATCACCAGCGGTTAAGTAACACATTTGCGTATTATCATTTCGGGATGGGTCGAATATGGCCCATCCTATTTCCCAACCTGACAACGGGTTGGATTAAAAGACAAGGAGGTAATACCAATGGCTTATACAGATTCTAAAATTTTAGCAATCCGTGAAGGTGAAGAGGGTGCAGCTACTTTAGGCTTCGTTCGAAACAAAACGGTCGTTTGCGAAGTGATGCATCCCTGTGATCTCTATGCAGTCGGTGCATTGATCAGGGTAGCCCTTACTTCAGAGGCTGCAACCCTGACGGTGACAAGGAGACTCCTCCCGCAGGACGATACCGATGCGACGGCGGTGGCTACCCTAACCATTCCTGCTGCTACTGTTGCAGGGAAGATTGTCTGGAAAGCTCCTACAGCTCCCGTGAAACTTAATGCAGGAGACGAGTTGAAGTTCGTTTGGGCAGACACGGGCGGAGCCGTTTACTGGAAGCCCTGGTTCGAGGCTTATCCGAGACCCGAGACCAAGGACAACAACACTGATTTCATCCAAAGTGCATAAACCAATTGGGGAGGGGATTTTTCTCTCCCCATCTTTCCGATGCTCATCGGGACATTTGTGTCCTGGAGTGATCGGAAAAGAAGGATTGGTGATGGACGAAGCAATACGCTTCATTTCTTTAACAATTTAACCAGTATCCTACAGATGTCTTCGTAAGACATCCTCTGTAGGGGAAAACTATTGGAGGAAAATACCATGATAAAAAAAGGAAATCTTTCAGCAGCATTGATAAATTGGCTTATGGGCACTCTCCAACTGGGTCCAGGTATAGGAGATGTTTTCTATCTGTGTAAAGAGGGAGAGGCTCCTCATCTCAAACTTCTGGCTGATAGAATCCCAACCGATCACATTGCTTTTACTCTGGAGGCTGGCGAAGATCGTTTGACCGCTGGCCGGAATGATGTTCTTTGTGCTTTTCCGGGAACCTACACCCAGACAGCAAAAATGACTTGGGACAAAAGTTCTACACATCTTGTTGGTGTTGGCTCACCTAACCAGAGAATTCCTGCCACATTGGGTACTACGGGGTGTGTTTACTTCCCTTGTGTTACATCAATGACCGAGGAGTTCTTAATTACTGGTCATCATGTCCAGTTCCATAATTTCTCAACCTACCTCTCGGGAGCTCTCGGAATTGCAGATGTAAGGGTCCAGGGTAGGAACGCTCTTCTGAAGAATATGTTTATGAAGGGTGGACAGACTCAAACTCAATTTGAGAGTGCAATCCTTGGTTATAGCCTTTACTGCGATGCTGGTGCAGCGGGTTATTGCAATGGGTTGACAGTGGAGGATTGCCATATTGGTGATCCAAGAAATAGTCAAGCTGGGGACGGAGTTACCCCAAGAACGGCAGGTGGTCAGATCTATATGGTCGGCGTCTCCAATGCGGGGATGTGCTACGAATTCAAGAGAAACATCATCGCTGGCTGGTCTGAAACAGCAGCGTGTAGCGCGGTATTCCAGGTCGGAAACTGGTCTGCTGATCGTTATATTCTCTGGGAAGATTGTATTTTCTATAACTTCTCGGTGAATACCGGAAACATTCTCACCCAGGTCTTTACCGATACCAGTGCTTCGACTCACATGAATCTACTGGTAGGGAAGACCGCTCAGTATGGATGGGGTAAGTGGACCAATCTCGGAACTCGCACCTTTGTTGGTATGCCACAAGCCCATACATCTGGTGGATTGATGTTGGCGGGAACTTAACCTTTAACCTTGGGGGCAGGCTTTCGGGTCTGCCCTCAAATTGAGTGGATTATGGCTAAGATAAAAGCGACATTAGAATGCTGGAGTTGTAAGGGAACTAAAATTCGTTCTGGTCCTGATTTTCCAGATCAGCCTTGTCCGTATTGCAATGGAATGGGATACACTGATGCTCTTCTGACTTTAGATCTATTTGTGATTACAGATAAACTCCCCCCTGCAACGAAAACGATCTATACCTACCAGATTCTTGAAGCCACGGATTCTGATGAATATACCGCTCTCAATGCCAATAAGAAGGCTTGGTACAACCTATTTATCTCTGCTGGCATTCTGGATATGGGTGATGGATCAAAGGCTTGGGATTTATTCTTGTCTTGGATATTCCCGGAAGGAAAGGTGTCGCATACAGCGATATTGGCAGTCTTAGGGTAAAGAAGCAAAATCCAAACCAGAAAGGAGAGTCTTTATGTTACCGAAAGAGACAGTACCGGAAGGATCAAGAAAGGTGATTAACGGAAAGGAGGTTTACACACTCCACTATTTCACAATGGGAGAGAAAAACTGCTTCGAGACAGTGAGCGGGGACTTCATTTTCCCGAACGGAGAACTGGTAAAGGATAGAACGGTCCTTGAATCCCTTCCCGAGCAGCATAAGCAAAGGGCTCTCGCATGGTGGGAGAAAAACTTCGGGGATGGTGGTACGGTCGAGGAAGACACGGCTCAACCAAGTGTGGCAGACCTGATGGCCGAAAATAAAGCTCTCAGGGAGCAGATAGCACTCATGGAAGCGGACCCTCCTGGCCGTCAAGAATTCTTTGAACCTGAAAAGGGAACCCAGGTGGCTAAAGATGCAAAGGGGAGATTTCAGGCAAAATCTAAAGTTGATAGGGGGACAGACGTTCTCAAGCAGATGGGTATTGGAACATAACTTATGGCTAATACCTATGTGATTCACTGTTCTAAATGTGGAAATATCTATCTTCCGGACGAAGACTTTGAGGGAAAATGCCCATTCTGTGGACACGTCTCTGAGGGAGAAGAATGAGGAACCTAAAGGTGTTTCCAGATTTTTCGGACCCTAATCGCCTGTGGGGTGGTTCTGTGAAGACCGTACAGTTTGGCAAGTTCTATATTGCTCCTTGCATCTTGTCTTATTGCTACTACGTCTTCATCTGTCAACTTGGCCATTCCATGTTTTTCTCCATAGGCGTCTCGCTTCTTCTGATGACGGTCGTGGGCGTTATCTACATGCGTTCCGAGAAAAAGATGGTCAGGATTGACGCAGGGACGACAATCACATTTATGGAGAACATCCATTCCTTGAGGGATTTCACCCCTATGGATCATCCAAGAAACTCGATGTGCTCTTGTAGATTTATTCTTATAACTGATCTGACCGTAACCACCGGATCCGGGAGCCGCTATCCAAAGCCAACATCCCGTATTCGGGTCTGGTACGAAAGACTTTTGAAACCTAACCTCAAGAGGGCACTTGTTATTATAAGTTCTGTGTATTCCGAGGTCGTTAGCTTTGGTGCAGACTGCACCAAAACTTCTTCCAATTATCTGAATAAGTTCATCCATGGGAGCCACAGGGTACAACTTACGAAGAGTTTCCTTTTCTGGTTCCGTCCAATCAGGAGGGTGAGGCACTTTTTTTCACCTTTTTCACTTTATCCCACAAAGCTGATTTACATCGTGGGCAGATTCTTACGTCGTTTTGCCGTGGAGTCCACACGTATCCACAGCGGTTACACTTTAGGTGAGGTAGTTTAATTTTCATACTTATAAGTATGCATTTGCGTAATTTATTTGTCAAGAGGGAAGATTGATTTTTCATAAAAAATAGGGAAGGAGGAAAATAAGATGAATTTAGTTGATTTACGTTTACCGAAAAAGAGCGAGAAAGAACTTAAAAAAACGATGGAAGTGGACCAACCCAAATACCCGTATGGGTTCCAACTCCGCTTCGATTCCGAACAGATTGCAAAACTTCCACAACTCGAGAAGGTGAAGATTGGTGAAAAAGTCACCGTCAATGCGATAGGGGAAGTAGTGGAGGTCAGAAAAGTCGATAGGCAGAAAGAGGATAATCAATTCTCTGTCGAGATCCAGTTGAAGCAAATAGGAGTTCAGGGATCTTCTCCAAAGAAGGATGAGAGCCTTATCGGTGCGATTGAGAAGGCCAAAAAAGGCCAACTGAAATAATGAAATTCTGGAATTCTTGAATTTTAGTATTCCGAGTCTAAGGAGGGTAAGGATGTATGTTGGAGGAGATGCTGGAATCATAGACACTACCCGAAAGGTCGTGCTGGATGATACTGTGGGCCCCGATTATTTATGGGGTTCAGACGAGCTCATCCATTATCTCAATATCATCTACGAAGAACTCTACAGTGAAACCTTCCTTGTCGAGGACCGTGTAACCGTCGCTCTCACACAGCTTAAACTTCTCAGTAACCTTGGAATCTATGACTTAGACGACTTGGTGTTGAATGTCAAAGAGGGCGCGAAGCTTTCCGTCAATACGGACCGGAACTATGGCGTATTGAAAAGGACTTCAGAAGCTTACATGGATCAACTTAGGCCCACATGGAGGGAAATAACAGATACCGTCCCGACACGATACCTCCCCGATTGCGGCAGGAGCTCTCTGGAGATTTATCCCAAGTTTAACGATGACGGGGAAGTTGTAGGGGCCTCCGATATCAGTTTTGCGGCATTTACCATCACAAGAGCGGGGGAGGACTTCTCTGCCCACTATGCGATAGGCGATGAGATCAACATTGACGGGACAACCCTCAATGATGGCTACCGGGTTCTTGCCACTGTCGGTACAACTACCATGACCACCACAGTAGCATTGGTCACTGAGTCTTTGACCTCGGCCACGCTCCGGAAGGTGTGTGATACCCTTCTCATGGTTGTCAATCGGCTCCCTCTCGTCCCTTTTACCGTCGCAGACATCACTGCGAGCCCTGCGGTAGCCCCGGAAATCAAGACGAAGTACCACCGTGAGTTGATCTATGGAATAGGTAGGGAAGCCTTCCTGAAAGAGGATACGCAGA